TTTAACCTCTTTAATTAAATCGTAAGTTCTCATTAAAGATATAATATATTTATCCTTTATGTTTTTATCTAAATCTATGTTTTTTATTTGAGTGCTTACTTCAAGCAATTTAATTTTAACAATAGGATCTACTATCTTGGTTGAAAGCTTATTTAATACATTGCTAGTTTTTGTTATTTCAGATAATAAATAATCTTTTAACTTAGTAGTGTTAGAAATGTTATTTATATATTCTTTAAGAAGATTTCTTTGTTTTAAAGATAAGTTGTCTCCCCACTTTTCATTAAACTTTTCTATTAGTATCTTATAAGAAAGTAATCTAATGTCTTTATCTTGTTCTTGATATATAGAATGAGATTCGTTTAGTTTTGATTTTTTCTTTCCAGTAATCGCTTCAACAATATTATATCTAAACTTCATAAGCTTAGAAGGTGTAGAACCTTCCATCATCATAAATATAGAAGCATTAGAAGTATAATTGTTTATTCTTTGAGAAAAGAAAGCTTCTATATCATATCGGTTTTTTATTTCCTTTATTAGATTATATTTTTGAGTTTTAATAATTGACTTACTTAACTTTTGATGCTCCTTTAATACAGCATCAATAAAAGCATTGGCTTTAGATTCTGTTTTAAATTTTTGGTTTTGTAACGCTTGATAGAATCCTAACTCTTTTTTTAAAGAAGTGTTTTTCTTAAAAAACTCTCTTAATACCTCTACAGCTGGAGAATTATCCATACCTTGCAAAGTATCGTTAGTTACTTGTCTTACAAGCAATTCAAACAAGATACCTGTATTTTTATATTTAGAATGTTTTGTCATCTTTCTTTATCTATTTTTATTATATATAAATATAATAAGTTATACTATATTGTTATCATCAATTATATTATTTTCGTTTAACATATCGCTCTTAATAATTTTTTTATGTTTAAACATTGATTTTATCGTTTGTATCCTTTCGTTCCTAGACATACCGCCGGCAGCTTTTCTTTCTTTTTTGCCAGTTGGATCTTGATCTACTGTTTCTTCTTTAGGTGTTTCTTTAGGCTCTTCTTCAGGTGGTTTTTCTCCATCCCCAGCATAATCTGCATTTTCTTCAGAATCCCAAAGACCTGTAGCTGCTGGCGTGTTTACGTCTGGATTTAAAGTTGCTAAAGTATGTGGAGTACCTAATGCTTCGCCAGAATCTTTAGGATCGTTTCCTTCTACTCCTATCTGATCTCTTCTAAATTTCTCTTTAGCATCTACTACAACTCTTGATCTTTCTTGTTTCATATCGTCTTCATTTAAGTTGAATAGATTTTCGTATATCCAGTCTTGAGACATCATTTCTAAATCTTTCATACTAGAAGCAAGATCTACTTTAGTAGACCAAAGTTCTATTTTCTCTTGTTCAGCAATTGTAGACGCTGGAGATAATTCTAATTCGAAATCTAACATATCTTTATCTTCGAAACCTTGTGAATATAAATGTACCATAGCCATTTTAGTTAACTCAGAAACAAAGATTCTTTGTATTCTTTCTATTGTTCTAGCAAATCTAATATCTTGTGCTGCCAATGTTGATTTAGCGTTAAGATCTTCTTCATATCCCATAAAAGCTTTAGGTATTTTTAATGCTGCGAACATTCTGTTTTTTAAGTATTCTACGTCATCAATACCTCCAAAGTCCATTCCGCTTAATGAATCTATTTCTGTACCAGATTGACCACCACGAACAGGAAGATAAACGTCTTCCATCATGTTTTGCATATTAAATTTAAGATTGTATTGTCCTGTGTTAGGATCTATATACGGAGTTTTTTTCATTGACTGCATTACCTTTTGCATGTAAGCATCTACTTCGTTAGGCGGAATGTTTCCTATATCTATTTTGTATATTCTCTTTTCAGGTGCTCTCATAATTCTATGAATCATCATTGCATCTTCCATAAGAGTTAATTGTTTCCAAGTCTTTCTAGCAGGTTCAATCATAGACTTACCATAAGGCAAGAAATTCATGTCGTTAAGTAATCTAAAATGAGCTACCTCATAGTTTTCGAATTCTGTGCTGGTTGTTCCTCCAACAGAAGTTTGACCACCCATAGAAATATCGTGTACAAACCTAACTAGTTCTGGATTTTTAGGATCTAGTCCTTCTTCTCTAAACACTTCGTAAGAAGATAATGGCGTAACGTTTGTAATACCTATCTTTTCAGTAATATCTAGTTTAAGATACATATCACCGTATTTACACATGTTACGAATCCAAGGCCAAGCGTTAAATTCTATATTTAATATATCGTAAAATAAATTTTGTAATACTTTTTCTATTTGTTCGTTTTCAGAAGAAATCTTTAGTACATCTCCTAATTCGTTCTTTAACGTAGATTCGTCTGCATATATATCTAGAGCTGCCGATATAATAGAGTCTTCGTCCATTATTTCATAATCAGTATACAGCTGAACTCTCATTGTATGAAAGTTTGTTTGCTGATTATATCCTGTATTTTGCGTTGATTGATACAGCCTAGAATATCTGTCTATCAATCTGTTTGTTGCTAATTTAGTGTTAGATTGTACCTTATTTATATCTGCTACTTTTAATCCATCTTCTGATTTTCTAACTATTGTTCCGCTAGAGAATAGGGTTTGCAATCTTCCAAAAAATGTTTTTTCTGCCATTGATTTTCTCTTTTATAATAACCAGGTGAGGTCTTCTTCTTCACCGTTTCCAATTTCCTGTTTCCAGGGATTTTGTTCGTACACTTGTTTAGCGTTATATGCACCCGCTTGAGTATTTGCATTGCCCATAGTACCTATTGCTCTTCTATCTAAAGCTAGACCAGCACTATGTAATTTTAGTGCCGTATCTCTTACGTATAATCCAATAGATAAAGACATAATTAAATCATCGTTATATCCGTTTTGATGATCTGCTCTATTACCTTTCCATATCCAAACAAACAGCTCTTCGATCAATCTTTTAGATCTTATCGTACATGCCTTTTCTCTAGTATAAGTATCTAGTTTTGCTACCAAAAGCGGTCTAGTTCTAGATGAGGTGGTAAAACCTGGAGTTGATTTATCTTTGTCTTGTATATCATATCCTTTACCTAAATGTACTTCGGGATCTACTACTCCATCATGTTTATATGTGTAATATAAGTTTTGATAATGCCTATCTATTACTTGTTGCAGAACAGCCCAACCTATATTTGCGTTTTCAATTACAAGTAAAGATTCATTATATTCTGTTGCTAGATTAACTAATAGATTTCCAAATTCTTTTGTATGAATATGTCCTTTAAATTCGGCAACTTGCTCCATTGTCTCGACTTCTATTACATGACAAGCAGAATAATCTTTTCCATCGCCTCGAGCTACATCGGCAGAAACTATATATCTTTTTCCTTCTTCTGGATATTTCCATATCCACATTTCTTTTTTAGCACCTCTCATTTCTATAGGTTCTTGTACAGTATTGTCTGCCATCCATTGAATCAACTCTCCTTCTATTACTGTATTACCGGAACTTATGAAGTCACAATCACATTCCTGTGCTGCCATTTTTTCGCCTAATAAACTATTTTGTTTATCTCTCCATTCTTGATCTTTGTCTGGATGTTGTCTCCAATGTAACAAAATAGGATTCCAATCAGAGTCTGTGGTTTCAGCCGTTACCCATGTTTTATGAAACCAATTACCAGTTCCATTTGGTGTTGACAAAGCTATACATCTTCCCCCTGTAGATAGCGTTTGTTGAGCCGAAGTCCATACATCGTCTGCGTTATTTATAAATGCTGCTTCGTCTATTACCAACAAAGATAAAGCTTCAGATCTTGCAGCATCTGGTGAACTTGAAGCAGCTTTAATTTGAGAACCATTTGCATATCTAAGAGATAATCTGTTGTCTTCTTCTTTCTTCATTTTCAACCAAGATGGAAGTAAGTCATTCATAACTCTTACTTTAGTAATAAGATTCTTTGCAGTATTTTGTGTTGTAGCGATTACCAATACATTGAAGTCTTCTTGAAACACCATTGCCCATAGCGAATATCCTGCTGTTAACGTAGATATACCCATTTGTCTGGATTTTAATATAACACTGTATCTGTTATCTTTTATTTCTTGTAGCGCAGTTTGTTGGAAATCGTAAAGTTCAAACTTTATTTTACCTCGCATTGGATGCTGTATATAACAATACTTTCGCATGAAATATATGGGATCTTTAGAACACAGTAAGTATTCTTCGGCTATAGTTTGTTTTAATGTTTTGTTGTTCATCTATATATAAATATAGATTATCTTGGTAGTGCGTAGTCTATCGAATGTATTAGTAACATTGTAGATGCTACTCCTAATATATAACCGAATGGGCGCTTGTTCCACCATTTATCAGATAACCTTAATTTTTGTTCGTATAACTTTGTTTGTTCTTTGTATAAATTTATTTGTACTGATTTAAAAGATAACAACATTGAATCTTGCTTTGCTAACAATTCATAGTTGGCTATTTGTTCGCTTTGCTGGTCTATTAAAATGTTGTTAATAGAATCTTGTTCTATCAACGTATCCATCACCGAGATGATGTCGTCTATTTCAGATTGAGGAATATGCAGTGTATCTTGAGCAATAGCATTAAACGAAGCCAAAGATATGAGTATAACTATTAATTGTTTCATTTACGACTTATACTTGTTTTTAAAATCTTTTGCTTTTTTAACAGCAGACTTAGTAGATTTCTTTTTAGCAGCAGTAACTTTTATTTTAGTTTTAGTATTTTTAACTTTCTTTTTAGTTGCTTTCTTTTCTTTAACTAAAACAGTTGTTTTCTTTTCAACGCTATCTATTTCTTTTTTGTTAGCATCTATTTTCTTGTCTATTACTTTAACTTTGTTAGATTTTTTAAATACTAATAGCGCAAATCCTATAAATGCTGCTATTCCTAATACTATCTTTTTCATAACTTCTCTTTTGTTTATTGTTCTTTAGTAGGTAATGTTTTGTTATATTTCTTAGTTTCTTCTTGAATATAAATATCAAATTCTTCTATTAATTCTTCGTCTGATTTTCCACCACTCCAGTCTTCTATTTTGCCGGCTTCGGTAATAGCCTTTTGCGCTTTTCTAGTTTTCAACCAATCTTTAAACTCTTCCTTAGATTTATACAACCATTTTTCAAAGTTTAAAGACATTTGTTTATGTTCCCACTCATCGTATGTTCCTTCCTCTCTCATTTGAAACTCTAAATTTGTTTGGCAAAGCAAGCAATGTTTAAATCTTATATACATAAACTTATGCTGTTGTTTGTTCATTTTAGCGTCGCACTTAGGACAGTGAGTTGGAATTCTAGCTAATTCTCTTGCAGCATCTTGTTTAGTAACAGTTTGCTTAATTCCGTTTTTAATAGTCCAGGATTTGCCTCTTTCCTCCCATACATCACCTTCTACTTTTTTAGCTGAGCTTTTTTTACTATAACCAGATTGCGCTACTGTTTTTGACGTATAATCGCCAGTAACTAAATTTCTCATTCTCTGAACTGCGTTTTTCTTAATTCCTTTTTTCATATTACTCCATAACTTTTTTAGCAATAGCTATCCATTTCTTAGCGATAGGATTTTGTATTGCACTGTTTATAAACTTCATTGCGTGTGATTTAGCACCTCTAGGTAGTTCTCCTGATTGTCTACCTTCTGTAGATACTACTTTCATATTGCCACCGAACAATCCTTTGTAAGCTTTCTTATTGCTTTGTACTTGTTTCCAAGAGCGCTTAACAACTTTATCGTGTAGCCTTCTAGTATCTCTGTCTTGATTTCTTTGCATAGCTGTTTTCATTGTAGTATCTACAAATATCATATAACAATCATATCCTAGATCTTCTAACATCTTTTTCTTTTTAGCTATAGGATTGTATGATCCTCCTGTACCATCTATTATAACTCCTAATTTTCCTTCTAAATAGAAATTCATTTGTTTTTGTGCTATCATTCTAGCTTGATACATTAACTTACCAGCCATAGAATTTTGCTCTTTGGTAAACACTTCTGCATCAACAGGTATTTTATGTTTTTTCTTTAAGTATTCGAATGCAATATCTAGATTTACTACCTTTAATCCTGTAGAAGTTAGTGATTTTACTTGCGATTGATCTGGATTATTAAAGATAGCATCTACTACACTTGACTTGCCAGATCCAGGACCACCTGCTAAAAATATTGCTTTGAAAATATGTTTGTCGTCTACACCTTCTTTCAATAAATTTTCTTTTACTAATGTTCCCGGTTTAAGTTTATCTAATGGTTCGTCTGCGTTTTGTGTTGCCGATATTTCTGCGCCTATATAATTTACAAATTCATATCCAACACTTGTTGCTATATATTTAGACCAACTTGCCCATCTGTTAAACGCAGATCTGCCTTTTTTGTCTTTAAGATAATTTGTACCACCTCCTTCACCTCCTGGTATTCCAGCAGGAAAATATGTAACTGCACCAGTTGGACCTCCACTCATATCTTTTTTAAACTCTGTTTTATGATCGAAAAATTCTTCGTCGCCTGTCAAGTAATCTAAAACTTTCATTCCAGGATTTATATATTTTTCTATATTTTTTCCAAACTTTTTCCAAGATGCTTGGTTGCCCCAATAGCCTCTAGGACCGTCGTCTTCTGAAGCGCCAGTGGCAACGTTTTCTTTTAATAATTTAGGTACATCGAAATGATTGCAAAATCCTTCCATAACTTCGTTTAATTTTTCAAGTTTGTTTACTACTAAATCATAGCTTTTAGTGTTACCAAAAATGCCTTTAAACAATTTTAGTTTGTCTGCCTTTTCTACATCGGAAGCGCCTAACGCTTTTCTTATTGCAGTACCACTCATCTCTCCATATCCTGGTACGCTCAATGAAACATGAGGTGTTGTAATAATGTATGCTCCTTCCTTATATCCTAGATCTGCGTTACCGTTCCATTTATGAAAAAACTTACTGTTCTTTAATCTACTTGAATCTTTTTCTCCTATCATAAACACAACGGCCGTTGTTTCAGGATCGTACTTGCTTAACATTTCTGTTACAGAATAAGGTT